GTGTTAAATTACACGTGGATTTTGTTTGCCTGTACCTATGGCAGCTAAGCATGGGCCGACAGAAGGCGGTGACCTTACTACTTTGTTTCCCAGACTTTTTGAGAGTGTGAGATTGAGAGAGATTTATTGTTTCGCAACGTTGTACTATGTTAGTTGCGTTACTATTATTTATTTATATTTTTATATGTGTGGTTGTTATACCACTTTGTCTCTTTTGTAGCAAGGTAGTAAGTTTGCCTTGTTTAGCTTTGTTTCATTTCTTTTCTTTATTATGTTGAGTGTTTTATGCACTTCAATACAACAGTTATGAATTGGTAGGAATGAAGATAAGCTAGGTTGTGACGTACACTTAGGCATTGTCCTCAGTTTAAAAGCTAAATGTGGCATCTGAGGTTTCCAGTAGAGGAGTAAAGACAGTATGTACGGTGGAGCGTTACCTCCCCCTGGCAAAGTCATAACTCGGGTTATGGTTTTGTCACATGCTTAGTGTATGTGTTGTGTTGGCGTTGTACCGGGGTGTCTTACGAAGCCGAAGACGGTGAGGACATGAAGCTCGGAATTAGTAACAATCAACATATGCATTTAAGTGTGTGATGACGGCGGAAATGCTGTTGGCGCGGCATTGATGTTGACTTCAGAGTCCCCATAAGTATCTGTTTGACGTGTGTTTTATACTTAGCACTCTTGTTTTTATGAGTGTGTGAGAATTATGACAAAATGTCTTTTACAACAGTACGTCAAAATAGGAGTGAGCGCCATGTTACGAAGAAAGCTGTTTCGCATAAGACTTATGAGAAGATCAGATCAACATATGTTGACAAGATCGTTGAGAAGTTTGAGGATGCTTCCTTGTTGAACAAGGGTGCGAAGGGCAAGAAGAAGTTTGAACTTTTGACTCGCGCAGAGAAACGTCAATGGCGTGAATCTCTGCAGCAAGCGATTGTTAAGGCTTCTTCTAGTCAGCATGCCAAGGTCCTGCGTGGTTACAAGCCACGTGGGCGTACGAAGCAGAAGATTGAGAAGATATCACGACTCGAGCTTGAGTTGGTTTACCAGATCAGATCCAGTGAACTGGAACTGCAGACAGGGGTTACCAACGTTGTGGCTGGATCAGCTTTGACAGCGGCTGCTGTCATGGTTGGTAAAGCCGCCTTTTCGGCCAATAAAGTGGCTGAAAAGAGTGAGAGTTTGTTATCAAATTTGACTGCTGCTTTGGATAGCTTTGTTGAGAAGGCTAAGGAGCTTGGTGACCTGATTTGGAAACCAGCTCTTATAGCCTTATTGATTTGGCTACTATCATCGTTTGCCCATGTACCTTTGCTTATTTCAGCTGCGCTTTCTATTTGTGGCATTTATTTGCCAGAAATAACGGCGTGTTTGAAGAAGTTCGTCCCACGTGGCTTCCATTTTCAAGCTGGAGTCACGTCAGTTACTGCTGACTTCGTTACCATGGTACTCACTTGTTGGGTGCCTGGTAAAGATGTCAAGTCTGTATCTGGTGAATTTTTGAGAAGAGTCTCAATTTTCACCAGAGCTTCTGAAGGCATTGATGTGTTCCTCACCAAGTGTTTGAATTTGGTTGAGGAGTTGATCAACTTTGTCCTTAGAAGAAAGGATGAGAACCGTATCACCTTCTCCCAGAAGAAGACAGCTTATGACAAATGGAAGCGTGAGGTTATTGATGCCTTGCGCCATATGGCTGTCAATCCCAAGTTACCCATTGAAGAGATTCGCAAGGTGAAGGATTTGCAGATTAAGGGCTTTGGTTTTCAACAAGTCCTTGTTACGCAGGAGTCCAAGAGGGATGTATCCTTTTGGATGGAGAAGCTAGGTTTGGCTTTGGCACCACATGAGGGTGCCATTGCAAGTGAGAACACTATGCGTCCGATGCCATATTGCATAATGATTGGAGGCGATTCCGGTGTAGGTAAAACTACATTGGTTCGCATGATTGGAAGCACGATTCTAATGCTTGCTGGTGAGTGTACCCCAGAGAATGCTCTGGAGAATCTTTGGCAAAAAGGAACTTCAGAGTATTGGAATGGGTACATTGGCCAGAAGTGCTTGGTTATGGATGACTGTTTTCAGGTTAAACCTAAGCCTGGTGACAGTGATTCAGAGGCTATGCAGACCATTCGAGCAATTGGCAATTGGTCATATCCTTTGAATTTTGCAGACCTTATGAGCAAGGGTAAGATGAATTTTGATTCACCTCTTGTTGTTGGTACTACCAATTGTAGGAATGTGATTGCAGAGTGGCAACCCTTCATTACGGAACCCAAGGCTTTAGTGAGACGTTTTCAGAGATCCGTCTGGGTTGAGTTAAACCCAGATTATCGTACAGAGCAAGGTTTCTTTGACTTTGCTAAGGTGAATAGCGCTTTTAGAGACGCTATTCATGCCCTGTCTATAAGGAGTAGGGCTGCCAAGGCAGAAGGCAAGAAGTTATTGCGAGATGATGTCATTGATGCTTTGCCTTGGGACATTTGGGTCCTAAGGCATCATGGCTTTGATCGAGACAATATCGCTGGTGCCGAGATCCCCGGTGGATTGAAGTCCATTGTGTTGGATGCAGCATCAGAGATTAAGTCAAGGAAGACAGGTAACCGTGAAGAGATTGATGATTTGCGCGAGCTTTTGAACGTCATTGGTGAGGCTGTAGATGAGCCAGAAACTGGCCACACAGAGCTTCCTGATGATATTGAACCTGAACCAACTTCAGGACATATGGAGATATTTCCCGATGATTTTGAGATTGAGATGCAGGTTGGATTGCGTGGCCGCGCAATGAGCTCGTACCCTTTAGGGGGAGCTTCTGATGTGATAGATTCTGATTCTGAGAGTGATGCCGAATCTTTAGTAGAGGAGGCACAGCATGAGTCCATTTTGGATCGCATATGTGACGCCATAGACAATTGGTGTATTTGGATGCGTAACCAGAATGGATTTGCTGGATTCATGGTTCAGTTTGCTGCTGGATTTTCGATGGTGTTTATAGTGAAGGCAATCTTTAAGGTTGTCTCTTCACTTGTTTCAGGGATGGTTAATGCTGTGTCAACAGTAGTGACCACAGTGCTTGAGTTTCTTGGTGTTAAGCCTAAGCAGGCCAAGATTGAGATGCAATCCAACATCAAGGAACAACCAGTGAAGCAGAAGACTCAGTTTATCGATATGCCCACGTTTAATTACACGGGCAAGTTGGATATGCAGGTGGGCGTGCCCCCAGATGAGGCCGTTCACGATCACGTGTACCAGGGCACTGTTAAGTGCTATACCAAGGATTGCCCTGTAGGACAGTTCATTGGCCTGGGTTCAGATGTGTATATGTATCCCAAGCATTTCAGGCAGGCGTTGAAGACTTTGGATAAGGACGAAGTCCTTTACTTTAAGTCAGCGCGGCATGGATTGCTTGCGAAGATATCCGTTGAATGTTTCCTTTCGCGTCCACATGTTGAAATGGACGGCTATGATATTGCTGCAGTTTCGTTTGGCGGCGTCTTTTTGAAAGCCACTCGGAACATTGTGAAGTACTTCTTGACCCAACATGAGATCAAGAGTATTTTACGTGGAGCAAATACAGCCGTTCGCCTTGATGTGGCGTCATTGTCACGCGACAATGAGTTGAAGCGTGTTATTCACATGTCACCGACATGTGCATATCAGGCTACAGGATGTGATGAGAGAGCAGGAACCCAGATCAAGGGATTGGTCAGGTACACAGCACCAACAGTAGTTGGTGATTGTGGAGCCCCATTGACATTGGCTGAGAGCAGGCATTTCGGTGGTCGTTGTATCATCGGAATGCACAGCGCTGGTAGAGATAACATTCACGGACGTGAAGGTTTCTCTACCATCGTGTCCCAGGAAGTTGCCAGGGAGTTGTATACACAGCTCAACACTTTCTGTGACGTAGGAGCGACAGTTCTTGATGAAGAGTATCCCTTGCCCACTGGTCAAAAGCTTGTCGAGTTACAGACAGCTTTGGATCAGCGTGGCATCACTCAGGGTTCGTTTGAGTTGGTGGGTGTTTTACCAAAACCGGTGAACATGCCAACTAAGACGAGCCTTAAGCCATCTCAGATGCAAAAGGACCAAGTGTTTGGCCCAGCTCCATCTGCTCCTGCGGTTTTGCGACCAAAGGAAGTGGATGGTGTTTGGGTTGAACCCATGGCCAAGGGATTGGCTGCATACCAGACTGATTTGGTGTGCAAGTCACCTGAGGACATGGAACCCATAGTCAATTTGGCTATGCAG